AGCCCGTGTGACCTTGATTGCCTCGTCGGCTTGGTGCTCCCACTTCCTTGATGGCGTGGTTGTTCCCAAGCCCTCTGCTGGGTAGCCAGCCTTCACGCGCTCTTCTTTGATGTAGGACTTAGGATCCAACACAATTTCCTGCAACATCTCCGATGGAAGATGCGAGATGTTCTGCATCGCTATTTCGCGGTCATCTTTAGCCTGCACAAACATGGTATCCGCTTGGCGCTTCATGTTTGCCTGCTTGCGTGGGTCAAGCTCAGCCTCAGCGCGTTGTGCCATCTTTGTGGCTCGCTCTTGGTCTTTGGCAAACTTAGCCTCGATGTTGGCGTAGTTTCTCTCGATCATGAGACGAACAGGATCTTCAGGGGAAGCTAACTGTCCTTTGAAGTAACCCATCAATGCGTTGTCAGCCCACTTATCGAGAGCCGCCTCGCCTTTGGCTAATTCAAGCTGATACAGAACACGGTCAATCTGATCTTGGTTTAGCGTTGGATCGTTGAGCAACTCCTCATGACGAGGGATGCGTTCAGCAGGCGTCTCACCAGCGACAGTCTGAGTCTTAAAGCGCCAAGCATCGCCCTCGGGGACGTGAATGTTAGGGCCACTCATCCAGTTGGCTTTGTTTGATGGCTTCATCACGTTGGATTGTGTGTTGGCGCCCATAGCCATGACCATCTCACGAGGTAGACCGCCGCGCTCTAAGGCGCCCTTGACGACAGGCTCCATACTGCGCTCTACCGCCCTGCCAGCCTGCTCTACACCTTTGCCAGCCACTCGCATGGCTTGGGACGTGGCTGGGCCCGTTAGGTACTGTAATGCCACCGCCTCTGGCATCAATGGTGGGATCTTGTATTCGGTCTCGAGCTTCTCTAGGAAGTTGCCTACGTCACCTGCGTACTCATACGCCAGAGGTTGCTCAGGCTTGTACAGGCGCTCTTCCATGAACTTCTCAGCCGCCTTGTCACCATGCACCAAGCGCGTAGGGATTGAGTTGATGCCCTGCGTCATGGCTGAGCCAAGGAAGCGTCCAGCTTGTAAGCCACCAGCCAGCTTCTCAAGTGGGGATCTGTCAGCCTCTCGCTGGCGCCTCAGTTGGGCGTCGCGTTCAGCCATGCGCCTGCTTAGCTCGAGGTTCTCTTTGGATGGAACGCTCAGGTCAACGTCGCCGTACTGTGGCAAGTCCATCGCTCTCTCGTCATCAACGAAGGGCATCGGCTGAGCAGGCTTGAAGTTCCTCGCCTTGATGTTCCCAACTCGTGGGTAGAACGCTGGTTTGTTTTCGTCAGCCATGGCTTATCCTGCTGAGTTGCTGTTAGCCCAATGATACCTTGGGTGTTGGCGTTCGTCCATCATTGTGAATACGGGTTCTCACGCTTCTTAGCCATACCGCTGTCCAAGTAGTCGTCCTCGTCGTAGTCGTCCCTTGGGGCGCCATCGATGTCCAGCCACCCAGCGTCACGCAGGAACCGTAGACCTTGGGTGCAGGCGTCCACGAAGTCGTCATGGGTTGAGTCAGGGAAGGAGCAGATTTGGGACACGAAGCCCTCAGCCCAGTCCTTGACGTAGCCCTTCCTAACACTGCTCTCTGGTATCCATACACGCCCAGCGGCAATGATGTTGGACACGATGTTGAGGCGTTGGATCTTGTCAGCGCGACCGGGGTTATACGCCCTCACAGGCAAGTGCCCACGTTGCAAGTCTTGTATAAGAGCTATGCCTGCGGACTTATCTTCCACGAGAATCAGGTCAACGCGCTTCTTGTCCTTACCCTCACCGTACACCACGTCGTACTCCTCGATCACCTTGGGACGCAGGTCTGGGTACTGGAGCCTGTCCTGCCAGCAGTCGATCACCATCGCGGACATTGGGCCATCCAAGGGCTTGAACACGCCGAACGTGATAGCCGCTGTCGGGTCGTTGACAGTCTTCTCCGAGCTGGCGCAGTCGTAGCTTTGCAGGATGTACTCGAACTTGGGGAACGGCTTATTGGGCGCCCACAGCTTGAACATGTCGCGCTTAACGATCCCTGACTCCTCCGCGTCTATCAGCTCTGCGTGGATTTCTTGACGCCCAATCTTGGTTCCTTCATAGCTAAGGATCTGCTTCTTAAAGCTTGCAGACAGGTTCTCAAGGTTGACGTAGGTAGATGCCGTCGTAAGGGCTACGTCGTCTCCTTCACGCCCTACGAGCTCCACAATCAGGTCTTTGGGTCGTGGGGTAGTGGTGGCAATGATCTGGGTGCGACCGTCTGCCTTCTTCAGTCGAACGGCGAACTGTATGTTGTACCAAGCTTCGTCAAGGTAGTCCCATGCGGCAAGCTCATCTAACCATGCACCATGGTACTGACCACCACGGAAGCGATCAGGCTCGCTGGCGCTGATGCCTTTGATCAGGCTCCCATTGATCAGGACGATCTCATGCAGTGCTTTGTTGTAGTCCCTGATCAGGATCGGAGGGATCACAGCCATAAGTCCTGACTCACCCTCAAAGCATGTACCGCGGACGTCCATCGATGTGGGAGCGGAGACGAGCCAACGGGTGTTGGGGTTCTCCCAAGCCCACCACCATATCTGCTCAGCCGCTGTTCTCGTTTTTCCCGCGCCCCGGCCTGCCAACATTAACCAGATACTCCACCAAGTACCTTGAGGTAGCTTCTGATGATTAAAGGCGCCTGATAGCCATTCCGTGCGCTTGGCGTAAGCTGAGCCGTGGAAGGGGCCGCTCCTGCGTAGGTTGTCCTTGTCAGACAGGATCTCCAGAATCTCTGGCTCTATGACCGCGCTCATTCAGCAATCCGAATAAGCTCTAAGCGCTTGATCGCCACATCCATCTTTGCCTTAACGTCTACATCAATGATGTTGCGGTCGTCCTGCTCCTCAGAGGGCATTACCCGTTCGTTGTACTTCTTAGGCGCCATGCGCGCCGCTGTCCACTTGCGAGTGTCAATGCGAAGCTTCATCCACTGCACGTAAGAGGAGTCGAACTTGACCTCGACCAGCGCGCCATCCTTGTCCACAACGCGAGCTAGGTCAGGGTGTTGGTCAACAATGTCAATCATTTCATCAAACTGCGTCTCAGCCTGAATCTCACGTGCGCGTGTGTATTGCTCAAGAAAGTCAGCCTTGGTGGTCAACCACGTCATCACTGAAGCCATGCTTGGCATGTCATCATCTAAGCATATCTTGCGTAAGCTCTCACCTAATCCTAGCCTTGTACAGATCTTGATAGCTAATGCTTCTGAGTAGAGGGATGGTCTACCCATTTTGGCTTTCTCTTTTGTTTGCGGCTTACCTGTCACATCGGCGACTGTGTCGCTGGAAAGATCTTTTGGTTTGTTTGCCATCACTGAACTCCTTTAACGCAAAGTTTAACGGATCTTTGGCTCAGTGTGCAATCAGTCCTTCAATCCCCTCATGATCCTTCTATCCATGTCCTTGATGGTGAGCTTGTATTCTTTGTTTTGCGCTTCTAGTTTTGCGCGCTTTTCTTGGTTGTGGGCAAGCTTAGACTGTAGCTCTTGGATCTTGTACTTAAGCTGTCTGATCTCGAGTTCTGTGGCGTGTGGGTTCTCTCGTATCCAATCAGCTCCGTATAGCTCTTCGATCATGACTCGTCCCAAAAGTCTTGAGACCAAGCCAGTACAGGAGTCTGTAGTCCTAAGTAGCCACCTTCGATGTTGAACTCGATGAACTCTCTGGCTTCGTCAGAGCTTATGCCATCCTTCATGAGTATTTCCCTTATCTTTTCGGCGTCGTACACAAGCACTTGAACCTGTTGTTTGTCACGCCAAATCATGGCAGGGCCAATAATCGCTTCGTCGTAGCCTTCGTACTTGATCATCGCTTTAGCCCCCGTACGTATGCCGCAAAACTTTGTGTTGTATCCCCACCGTTGCGCATTTTATCGAACTCAAGCGCTACCTCTTCGAGCGTGTCGTTCCTAATCTTGTTTGTGATGGGATCGAGCTGGCGTTGGATCATCTGCCTTTTGCGCCAGCCCAGCGCCTTTTCCCAAATATTCAGTTCTGCTTCGCTCATGTACTCTTCTCCTTTTTGTTGAAGCCGCCAAAATGCGCGGCAACGCTTGCAAGTGCGAAGCGTTTAACAACTTCTTGTTGCATCTGCGTCAAGTCTCTAAACCCCTCCACTTGGTCGCAGACATCTTCCATTGTTTTCTTCATGGATTTTCCTAACTCTTGGGCATAGCGAACGCTAAGTTGCTCGTATTCATCATCAACATTCATGAGTTCTTCTCCAGCAAGGCGGCTTCAATTTTCCTTGCCCACTCGAGCGCCATGATCATGTTCCAATTGGAGCTCTCAGCAGTTACACCTAAAGCTCTCTGAATCTCTTCGTCTGTCAAACTTTTCCATTCAGTGCTTGGCTTGTAGTAGTAGGGTTGCCCCTTCATGGCGTTCTCACGCTCGATGCGCGCAAACTCGTCGTCTTCGTCAGTATTGATCATAATTTGCTCCCTCTGGTCTTGGGCAGTTCTCTGGTGGCACAACAATGCACCACACGGCTTTGTATTGGCGTTTTGGCGCCAGCTCCCATCTGTCAATGTACGTGTCAGGCATGGCTTTCAGAACCTTCCTGATGTTCTCTCTTGGTCGATCCATAAGATCCGAGAGCTCCTCCACAGTCATGCCTTCAGGCACTCCTCGAAGGGCAACCCGAACACTGTTGGTGACTGCTAACCTAAGCCCCTTACCATACGGTTTTGAAGTAGGTTTTTCTTCGCAGACTGGCGCGTCCAACATCCAGCGCACATCCAACGACTCCCCATCTCGATCCCTCCTTCTGGGGGTTTCTTCGTCTGGCACTTGCCACATTGTTTGAATTGGTGACATGGTTGTGGGGTTCCTAGTTGTATTTGTTGTTCAGCAAAGCTCATGAAGGGGTCTTTTCGGGCTTTTGAGCCGTTTTCTGGTCTCGTTGAGGGTCAAGGTGCTTGAGGAGCTGTTCGAGGTTTATAGGGGCTGTTTTCTCAAGGCGCCTAATTTCGGTCAGGACGCAGTCCACACCTGCGTTAAATCCTTTGATGTAGTCGCTCATTTTAGTTTCGCTCATTTTGTTGTGCCTTAGCCCTCATCTTGAGGGTTTCTTTGAGGCAAGCCGCCGCCTCTTCGGCGGTCAGGATGCCCCTGCTTTGGAGCTGGGCGATGCCAGCCTTGAGGTGTGACACAGCGCAGTTCTGTGGTTTGTCCCAGATCCTTTGCATGTTGTTCAGGAGCTGGTCTTGCGTCATGGAGATCCATGGCTTATTGGCTGGAACCACACGGCTCCATGTTGTCGTGTCGTACATCAAGCCACCTCTTTGGAGAGGACTGTTTGCAAGTTAGCCAAGAGTTGCTCAGCTTCGGCGCGAGTCAGTGGGACGCTCATCATTGAGCGGCGACCTTGCAGGGACAGCCACACGCCGCCCTCGTACTGGTCAGCGCTGATGCGCACTTCTGCCTCAGTGTTGAATGATGTTTCGATTTCGTTTGTCATTTTGGTTCCCTCAAGTAAACGCCTGATTGGCGTGATTGCATTGTAATACGAAATTAAAGAGGGGGTAGTTAGCCCCCACAAATTTATTTAACTGCTTTTGGTCTAAGAATAACGGTCTGCTTAACGCCATCACGAACACCGTGCTCTTTGATGGTCGCGGTAATGGTCAGGGTGTCGCCCTTGCCGCGTGGTTGACCTTCAGGCGTCCAAGCTACTGCGTTGGAGTTGCCTTTGTAGATCACGACGTTTTTGTCGGCGTCTTCCATGATGTAAATGTAGGTGGTGCCATAGGCGCCATCCAACACAACGATATGACCAATTGTGAGGGAGAGGGTGATCTTCTCACCCACGGCGCCAATGTGCTGGCGTGTAGCGTCAATGGCGGCTTTTTTGTCAGCCCACTCAGCCTTACGAGCGGCACGGGCATCAATACCCTTCAGGACGGCGTCGCTCTGCTTAGGTGACAGCTTGCCAAAGGTGTAAAAGGCGCGAGCCATGGAGCCCATGAAGTCGTCGCCGTAGCCCATGAAGGCGCCGTTGTCGTTGTAAATAATGCCGTCAGTCAAGGCGCTCTCAATTTCTTCTGCGCGGGGAGTGTTTGCCCTCCAAGTCTTCTGAGCGTTAGCAAGAATGTTGCGCTTGATAGCGTTCTCGTATGCAACTGGATTTTCGATAACTGCGTGACCACGAATTGCTGACATGATGTTTTCTTTCAAGTAACCTGCTGGATTGCAGTGAACGCATCTTAACATGAAATTAAAACGATTCAACAGTAGGGACTTTCCCTAATGCCATTTGTTCTTGGTAAGCCTTGATGATGAAGTCATCCATCGCAGTGTCAACGCAGATCTCGGTGTAGCCCGAGAGCATGGAGCCAAGGTGCCTGCGCTCCCTGATCTCCCGCGGGATGCCGGGGAGCTTATACAGGGTGCTGAACTCACGGGCTCGGTTGATCAGCCCGTTGTTGTACAGATCGTAGTAGCAGTTCTGCGCCTTGCGAAAACGCTCTAGGTGCTTGTTTTGTTTTTTGCCTTGGGGTACTTCACCCATGGCAGGGATAAGCGCCTGTAGGGGCGTTACGAGGGCTTGGTAGGTGCCTTGTTCGTTCCAATACTTTGCCATGGTTTTCTCCTTAATCTGCTCTTGAGCCAGCGTATGCTGAGATGCCATGCTTGCGCAGGACTTCTGCGAATGCATAGGCGCCAGCTTCTTTGACGTCCATGGACTGTGTTGGGTTGTTGGCTGGGTTCCAGATAGACCAGCCCTTTTGCCAGTGCTTACGACCGACATTGTTTTTCTTGCACCAAGTCACGAACGGTGTCCGTGCGCTTGGCAGGTCAACCCAAGCAAAGCCACAGTACATTGGCTCGCCATGCTTTTCCATAAATGCAGACTCAGCGGCTTTGGCGGCGTTGAGGGCTTCGGTGTAGATGTTGTCGTAGTTCATGATGGTCTTTCAAGTAAAAGCCCCGAAGGGCAGGGATTAGTTTGACAGTGCCTTTGTTTCGGCGGCGAGGATGTTGTAGGTGACCTTGGTGTGCTTGGCGATCAGGTCAGCAGGAGCGTTCAGCTCTTTGGCAACGGCAGACCATGCTGTCGTTTTCTTCTCTGGTGTGTGCTTGATGGTGGTCACGTACATCGTGCCAGCGTAAGAACCTTGGCCCAACAATTTGAGTTGGTTCTTGAGGTCGTCTGCCTGCTCTTGCAAAGCGGCAATTTGGTCTTCGATCAAACCGAGTTGGTCAACGATCTTGAGAGCTGTAGTAGTAGTCATTTCCAATTTCCTTTTTCATGTAACCTGCTTATTGCAGTGACGCTATCTTAACTTAAAGTTAAAGCCATCCATTAGGATAAACCCTAGGTTTTGCATTTATTTTGCATGTTTTTGCACAAATACAACATTATTTTTGCATTAGTTGGGCGACGACCCTCTCGATGGTGACGTTTAGGGCGTCCTGCTCGTCCATCTTCATGATCGACCACATGCGCCTCTGCCCATGCCACCCATTGAAGCTCCCTTGGTGGCAGTCCTTGCACAGGGCCACGCAGGTGTACTGCCTATGCTGTTTGACGTGGTGGGCATCACTCGGTGGGGGTGCATCACACACGGAGCACGGGAGCTCTTTGACAAGCCCCACGTACGCTCTTTCCTTCGACGTGAGGGTGTTGTTCACAAGGTCGCCTTCTCGACGTGGCGATTAGAAGCTTCCATAGAGCGCCATACGGCGATTCTTTCCTGACAGGCTATGAGGAGCCATCTGAGGCGTTCGCGCTCCTCTACGGCTTGTCTAAGGGCTTGTAGGTGCTCTTTGTAGCGTGGGGAGGCGTAGGCTTCTCGTTCCTGCATGGCGGCGGTCTTGTACTCACCGTTGCCGTACACCTCAGCGTTTTTCATCTCTTCGGCTTTGATGGTCTTGCGTAGCTCCTCCATGTACACCTTTGTTGCCTCTGCCTCGGCGTACTTGGCTGAGTTGGTGATCATGAAGTCCACGGCTTCGTTTGGGTCAATAAGCTTGCTCATGTTTGTTCCTTAATTTCGACGATTAGTTTGCCCGGTTTTGTTCCTAATTTTCTGTAAATCATGATGGGCTGAAAGAGCTGATCGTTCACCATCATTGCGTCGGCTAAGCCGTCCAGCGCTCCCTTTGCCGCGGCTAAGCAATTGTCCGCGTCGCGCTTTCGTTTATCAGGCATCTCAAACGTCAGCGTGAGCTTGATGTCCTTGCCTGCGTGTTTCCAGCCCTTGAGTTGGTGCTTAGCCAACCATGTGCTGTTCTCACGGTAGTCTGATCGTAGTTGGTACAGCTTGCCCCAATGTGTGCCCTTAGCCCTGTTTGGGAACAGCTCCGCTGGTGGGAAGTCTAGCTCGACGCGAATCACGCTCCGCTTGCATTCTTCGCACAAGGTCGTCGCTGGCTGGTTGCCCTCTACGTTTTGCGATGTCATTCTTTACTCCTTGCCACCATAATTGCGCGCTCGCGGAGCCTTGCTCGATAGCCTTCTTCTCGTACCGACTCATCCACTCCCTTGCTTCGCACTGTCTCATGTGTTCCAAGGTCTCCTGTGAGATTGAGACATTCGAGGGTGCAAGTCTCGGAGTAGGCATGACCAAACCCTTCGCGGATTTCGTCGAGGATTTTTTGGGCTTCATGTTTGGTCATCCTTGTCCTTTTAGCTCGCGGTCAGCAACGTAGTCATGGACGATAAGCCCGTTCTCAATGCTACCCACCCACATCTCAGGGATCCAAGCAAAGCTCCCATCTTTTTTCTTTCGTAGATGGGCTCGACGCTTATGCCTTGATGGGCTGGCGTGGGTGCCACCTTTGTGGGGTTGCTTAACTTGCGCGCTAGGTCTGAGTTCAATGGTGTTCCATGAGTACAACAGCGGCTGATGCTTAGCTCTACGCTTGCGATTGATAAAGTCCAGCCCCTTGGCGTTGTGGGCAATAAGCACCTCTTCGGTTGTGTGCGCCCTCATGTTCAACAAACACGTCAAGCCTAAAGTTGCTAAACACGACTTAGTAAAAAATTTGGACACTTCCTCTTCGGACTTGTTTTGAAAGAATTTTTTCTGAATTCTTGTGTAATGTTGCGGTGGGTTGCTGTCTGCAATATCTGTGATGTACCCGAGTGGTGATTCGTCTAAGTCTGTAGCCCACAGACAAACCAACCCGCCCTCATAATCTTTGACTTTTCCATGCTTCTCGTAAGTGACAACCGTTCCAGCTAGTTGCGGATGGATCATTGCCATCTTCTCCGAAGGGGGCATGTAGTCTGAAATTCTGTATTTGCTTTTTTGATAATCTGGGACGTTTTCACTAGCCCAATTATTTAGCTCCCCCTCGCCATACTCATTGATGTTTGATAGGTCAAACCAAGTGAAATCAGCAACATCAAAACCAACTTTTGATGCCATATCAGATACTTTTGGATTCATGATTTCCTCTTTGCTAAGCCTGCACGTATAGCCAGCTCGTTGCGCAGGCGGTACTCGTACTTTGTTTTGCGAATCTTCTCGTGCTCAGTGGGCTGTAGCTCTGGCTCGTTGTCAAACAGGGCGGCAAACTCTTGCCACTTTGGTGGGTAGCCATTGACCTTGGCGCCCCACGAGATCATGTCGATCTTCATGACTTCGTTGATCGCAACACGTACGCTTTCAGCATCACGCAGAGCCTCTGTCACGCGAGGCCACGTGTCCGAGGTAGCCTGATGGTGGTAGGCACAGACCCAGTTACCACCAGTGGAGATCCCACCAGCCATGGGACAACCATTGGCGAAGCAGTTGTGGCTGACGGGTTGGTCTTCAAACCCTGTTGTTTTTTCAGCGTAGCGCTGTTTGGCTGATGCGTAACTCATTTTTGCTCCTTGTGGTATGTGCCTTCGATGATTCGGGGAAACTTGCTTGGGTTGAACAGGAAGTCCATGTCAGCCTTCCAATCCTTTGCTTTGCCTGTCAGGAACTTCGAGGTCTTGACCATCTCGAAGTACCACTTGAAAAAGTCCAGACCACCTTGGCGATCAAGTTTGTCAGCAGTGACAACCTCACGCCATCTGGCGGAAATAGCCCTCTTGCGAGATTCGTTGACAACAATGGTTTGTGGCAGTTCAGGAAGGATGGTGTTGTACAACTCAACTATTTCCTGAATCGGTGCAGAGGGCACTGACTTCGGCTTGCCGAGGTCAGGAGAAGCTTTAGCTTCTTTAGATAGTTCTTGGTTTATTGGTTCTTGGTTATTAGTTGCCTTAGCGCTGGGTTCCGACTGGGATCCCACTGGGTTACCCACTGGGTTCTTTCTACGACCACCCAATTTGCCATTAGCCCTGTTTTTCTCTGCCATGGCGTGATAGCACTCAATCACTTCTTGGCAACGAGCATGAAACCATCCATCCTCTTGTTTGACAAACATGTCTTCAAGAACCGCGTTAACCGTCTTGGTATCGACTCGCAACCGTCTGGCAACCCACTGGGTATCCAGCGGGATCTTTTGTTCGGTGTCGTAGTACATGTCGAGAAGCCTGCGATAAGCAAGATCCTCTTCGTTTGAAAGATGCGCAGTGGCGGCTCTATAGTCGCCGATGCTGAATTGATAGTAGTGCATACCGATCCCAATAACACATCCCAAAA